TGCCGTCGAAGGGCTTCATCGAGCTGAAGAGACGAAGGCGTTCGATCTCGATCAGTTCGGCCCGCGACATGCCGATCATGTTCCAGCCGCCTGAGCGGGAGCCGGACGTGAGCCAGCGCCGCTCCTGGTCAGGTGTCTTGTCGATGACCTCGACGGACTCGACGAGAAGCTGCCAGATGACGTCGCTGTGCTTTGCCCGTTCACCCTTCAGAGCGAACGCCAGCTCTCCGCCATGGGAGAGCCAGCTGAGCGCCTGGGTGCGAGCCTCAAGCGGGGACGAGCTGGTCATTCGCCACCGCTGCGTTGCCGTACATCTGACGGCGGCGCGTTGCCCGGTACTCGTACTCGCCATAGCCGAGGCGCTTCTGCGTGAGCAGGATCTGGCCTTCGTCCGCGTCCTTGCGGATGCGGTCAGCGATCACGTTGAGCTGGGCGATGTTCATGCGCTCGATGGCGCGCAGGACATCGTGCTCCGGGATCTCCTTCTGGCGATCACGCTGAAGGTGACCGGTCCAGTAGACCAGCACGTCGCCGGCAGCCGCCTGCTTGAGCCAGTCGTAATAGTCGGACAGAGCGCCCGGGGAGATGTCGAGGATGGTGGTCTCGGACGACGACATCACGCCCCCACCTTGTTCTGGACGAGGGCCGAGTACATCCCGACGACGTAGACCATGTTGTCCACGATCTTGCCGAGGTGCGAGACGTCCTGACGGTCCTGCTCGCGTTCGATCTCGGCCATGCCTTCCGGCGTCAGCTCGAACTCGAAGTTGTCGTCCTCGTCGTTGTCGAGGTCGTCATCAAGATCCTCGGGATCGTCGAGCAGGCCAGATGGGCCGCCCTCGTTGTCATCTTCATCGCTGTCGGCGGTGAAGATCAGGATGGTGGCAACAGGCTCATCCTCGAGACCGAGGCAGGGGCCGCCGGCCGGGCAGGTGCAGGGGATGATCTTGATGCCAGCCTTCGCGGCCAGTTCGTCGGCCAGGAAGGGGAGCACGGTGGTGAACTGATGTCTCATAAGCCCTCGGTTTGCATTCAAGCAAATGTCTGTGATGCGAAAAGGGGCGCCCTGGCACGCACAACCAGATCAGGGCGCCCCTCGATATTCCCCGCTCAACGGGGAAGCTCAGTTGCTGTCGTTAAGCCGCCGCTCGACGATCCTCCCACAGTGCCAAGCTCAGCTCCGACCGGAGCTGCTTGTAGCCAGGGAAGTTCATGTTCTGCTTTTGAGTGCCCCATTCGAGGTTGCTCGACTTGTTGTTCGAGCCGACCTCATCCATGTGCAACACAACAGCTTCAGGGAAAGGCTTGGGACCGTGGAAGGCCTCACAGACCAGGACGTGAACCCGATGGGTTTTGCCCTTGTACTGGAGGATGAACTTCTCCTTCTCCGGATCCCACACACCGAGCGTTGGCTCGCCTCCGTAGAAGCGAGTCCCCCCGTTCGGCATGGTCGCCACGTATGGCAACCGCATCACCCTTCCGAGCGACGACACGAGATATTCTGGAAGCCGAAGGCTCGGCCTCCAGATCTCTCCGTCGTTGTCATTCATGACTCGACTCTAAAATGGGATGTCATCATCCATGTCATTGCGACCACCGCCGCCGCGGTTGTTGCTGCCGCCGCGGTCATCGTTGCGGCTGCTGCCACGGTCGTCGCGATCGTTGCGGCTCGACGAGCCACGGCTGTTGCCACCGCGATCATCACGGTCATCGCGACCGCCACGATCGTCACGATCACGGCTCGACGAGCGGCTGCCACGGTCGTCACGATCATCGCGACCACCGCGGTCATCACGACCGTTGCCGCTGCGCTCGTTGTCGTTCTTCTCCCAGATCTTCTGCACGGTGCCGTTGAAGGCGCCGACCTTGATCTCGGTCGAGAACTTCTCGACGTCCTGCTGGTCCTTCCACTTGCGGGTCTCGATCGAGCCTTCGAGGTAGACCTGATCGCCCTTGCGGAGATTGTCCTCGATGAACTTGAGGGTGCCCTTGCCCTTCTCGCCCCACACGTTGACGCGGTGCCACTCGGTCTTCTCTTCCCACTCGCCCGTCTGCTTGCTCTTCCAGCGCTCGCTGGTAGCAACCGACAGGTTCGCGACGTCGGCATTGCCGACAGCGCGGATCTCGGGATCCTTGCCGAGGCGGCCCATGATGATCGCTTTGTTAACTGACATGTCGTCTCCTTTTCTCCGTTTGCATTACCATCCCGTTTGCATTCATGCAAGCGGGAAATCAAAAATCTAGCTTGGTGAAGAGGCCGGTCTTCTCGTTGAAGCCGACGTCGACCGAGCCCGTGTTGCCGGCGATGCGCTTGAGGCGCACCTTCGGGATGAAGATGGTTCGTTCGTTCGGCGCCTCGTCCGGTCGGCAGGCATGCACGACCACGCCGAGGTCCGGCTTGTTCGCCCAGTGTGCCGAGTCCGAGATGTTGTAGAGCCCCGGGATCATCTTGCCCTCCAGCTTGGTCGGGTGCGCTACAACGCAGGTCGCACAACCGAACCGGTTGCCGAACCGCTTCATCTTCTTGATCGCCTTGCCGACATACTCAGTCAGCGACATGGCGTTGGGCCGGTTGTGCTCCAGCTCGTTCCACGGGTCGATCATCAGCATCTTTACGCCGTAGCGGAAGACAGCTGCTGCAGCCCGGTCGAGCACGAAGTCCAGGTCGACCTCGATGTCGTCGTTATCGTCGTCGTAGTCGATGAAGTAGAAGTAGCGCTCGACGAATGCCTCGGCTCTCTTCCGGTCTTCAGGCGTCCACGCAGCGCGCTCCTTCTCCAGGAACGCGGTCATCAGCTCATAGGCCAGGAACGGCTTCACCGACTTCTCGCCTGAGAACATCGCGATCGGCCACTTGTGTCTCATCGCCAGCTTGACGGCGACCTGGTTCATGAAGGTCGACTTGCCGACGTTGGGGATGCCGGTGCAGACGATGAACTGTCCCTGGTAGAACTTCATCTTCTCGTCCAGCTCCTTCGAGATGCCAGCCTCGACCATCTCGGGGATCGCGATCTCCGGATAGTCTGACAGCTTGAAGAGGCCCTTGACGGGCCACTCCTTGGCATTCTCGATGACCTCGCGGACCTTCTCCGCACCCAGGTACTTCTTGACCTCGTTCAGATCCTTGCAGCGTCTCAGCTCGCCGGTCTTCTTGTCGGGAACCACCTCGTCTTCCGGATACTGGATCCAGAAGCATTTCGCGGGGCCGATGCGTCTGACCAACTCCTTCGCCAGCCGGCGACCGGGCTCGTCGCCATCAGTCGCGATGATGTGGTACTTCACCGCCATGATCGGCTGCAGGAGCCGAACCATGAACGAGAACTTGTCGTCGTCCTCGGGGTCGATGTCCTTGGCGTCATCCCGCACGGGGATGAGGTTGCCGTGCTTGTCGCGGGCAGGCGGCGCTCCATCCGGGACCGAGATGATCGTCTCATAGCCGGACTCCTTGCCGGCCTGGACGTCGAACTCGCCCTCGGTCCAGATCAGGGAATCCGTGCCGGCTTCCAGACGCGCCATCGTGTCCTCGTTGAAGAGGACGTCGGCGTTGTAGACCGTCTTCACGGCGCCCTTCTTCTGCATGAACCGGCGCTCGCCATCCTGCGCCCACCGGTACTTGGCGTTCACTTCAACGCCGTGCTCGAAGTAGGGGAAGCACAGGACGTTGCCGCGTTCATCCGGCAGAACGACGAGGTTGTCCTGCGAATCTCGCGAGAGACGCCCGCTGTACATCCCCATATCCGCCGACATTTCCACGCTGAGGCCGCGGTCCTCGATCCCCCTTGCGTGCTTCTCGCTTAGCATTCTCGTATTCACTCCAGGTGCAGTGGTGGCAGTTCCAGACGACACCTGAGGCGTCGATCTTGACGCTCAGGCATTTGAGTTTCTTGTGGGCGCCCTTCCGCTTGTGAGAGCAGTTCGGGCAGATCGCGTACGACGTGCCCATCTTGATGGACTTCAGCTTGATGCCGGCCTTGCTGAGGACTTTCTCAACGTCGACGCTGGCCATCAGATCGCCATCCCGGGGCGACCCGGTCTCGTGCGCTCCGGAGCGCGCTCGGTTTCCCAACGCTCCTGATTGACCCAGACGGCGCCGGCCGCGATGTACTTCTCGTTCTTCGCGTCCTCCTTGACCGCAGCATTCATGCGGTCGGCGTAGAAGCGGAGACCGGCCATCAGGTCGATGAACTCGACCTCATCGTCGTCGTGGACCTTGTCCAGCTTGGTCAGCGCAGCCTTTTTGCTGTCGCCTCGCTTCTTCGGGTAGAGATCCCAGAACTGCTTCCGGTAGTCCTCAGGCCACGGAGCGGTCTTCCGCTTCCGGTTAGCTTTGGGTTCTCTTGATGGGTTCAGTGTGGGTTCATCTGATAGGTTAGGCGGCACGTCTTGCCGCTGGTCACCGGCACCAGTTGCCTCACCCCCCGGCATCTCTTGCCGCTGGTCACCGGCATCCTGTGCCGCACCCTCCGGCATCTCTTGCCGCGGCACGTCTTGCCGCTGGTTGTCGTTGGCGGCCTTGCCCTTCGCGCGGGCCTTCGGCGGCACGACGTCGCCGGGGTCTTCCATGTTCAGGAAGATCAGGTCGGTGGTGTCGCGGCGCTTCTGGCGGCGGATCAGGCCCATCTCTTCCAGATCGGCCAGTGCGTATCGGA